CGGCTCACTTTTTGCGAGTATTAACAGTTGACTGTTCAAATATTTTAATTTCATTTCCATTTCAAATAGACGCTCATCTGATCCTTTACCATTTGCAAGTCCTTTGATTAATATATCTATTTCATTCGAGATTTTGACCGCTTTTTCGACCTTATCTTCCGACTTCATTACGTCAATTACATTCGTTTCGCTATTTGCTCCAAATGTTACTGCACTCCCCTCGTATAATTTTAGTTCTGAAATCATCCAATAACCTTGTGCTGGAGCGTTTGCGTCATCTATCCAGCGCATTTTGTCTTGAATATATTGGAATCCGATTGAATGTTCACGAATTATTCCATCGTTATAATCGTTCCACGCGTCATTTCCACCTACTGACGTACCTAACTGACTAACTGCAAACAATCCAAAGTCATCTTCTTGTAACGTCAGGAATTTACCAATAGGCTTTTCCCAATCATGCCAGCGTAAAAATGCTATTTTTCTGTTTGACGGACTGTCGGGACCACGTTCCTGAATAGACTTTGTAAACGCACCCTTTTTAATCATGTCGTTATCACTATCGATATTGTCAAACTTCGCTAAGTAGACAGCAACTTGACGTTTGTCGGAGCTTATATCCTTTATTTCGGCTGCTCCCTTTGTTTGGTAGGTAGTTGATTTCATAGTTAAAACGTTTGTGGTGTTTGTGGATTCTCAGGCGTTGCGGTTATCATTGATTCAGCGACAATACGGTCATATCCGTAGTAATTAACTAAGGTATTGACTGCGATTTCATTTGTCATTTGTCCCGTTGCAACAGCTGTATTAAGAGCAATTATACCGTTTAATCCTCCGACTGTTCCTCTCAGTTCTGTTTGCGCTTGGATCAATCCGTTTTGTTGCGCTTGAGCTTTATCAATAGGCTCTAATTCATACCCGAATTCGGCTGCAAATTGCTCCTTTGTTATAACTCCGTCATTCAATAGCAAATTATATGCTGTTACTTTCTCGGTTAATGCTTGGTATTCGGCTAACTCATCCGCTTGTAAAACTGGCAAATGGTCGAAACAAGCCTCTATTCTTATTCCGTCTTTATCCATTCCCAACTGATGACAAATTGAATCGTACATTTGTTGTGTCTCAGGGATAATTGTATCGGTGTAAACCATCCTAATCGAATCTTTAACGTTGCTGAATGTACTACCTTTATCACTTGAGAATAGATTAGCATTCATTCCGTACGCGTCAATGATAGCCATTTTGTCGGCTGTTAACTCTTCAAACAGCATCAAATCCCTTGTTGGATAACTCATTGATTGCCAGTTAACCTGACTTTCTGTTATAATTACTTCGTCTTTTGAACGGTTAAACCAATCACGCTGAATCTCTCTTTTCTCTTCAGGTGTCATTGGAATTGCCCCTCCAATATCCGAGTTTTGAGCGGATAAAATACCTATTGCTCCGATATTTTCAAGTAGTACATTTCGTTTGTGATAACTTGCTTTTATATTACTCAATGGATATTTGAGCGCATCAATTCGACTTGTCGGCTTAACAATGCTCATTCCATCCGTTGTAGTCAAATAAATAACATCTTCAATAGGTAACGTTTCAATTTTATTATCATCGTATTCGAATCTATACCCGTCAATCAACCCGTTTACATCCATTTGCTTAAGTGTTTTACCACTAGTCATGATTTGGATTTTATTACTAGGCAACGGAACAAACAAATTACGCTGGTTGAATGCTCTCAAAGGGCAATAACCGAACGCATTTGAGTACAAAGCGTCATTAACTGACAAAGAATAAACTACATCGGACCAACTTTGAATAGGATTTGGTCGCTTAACCATGTCTAAAAACCAATGATCTGTTATTTCAACGTCATTACTATCGTATAATTTTGGAATATTTGAACTCATCATTGACGCTCTCTTATCAATTACAGCTCTGAACTCAGGAATAGATAAAAACCATTCCCATGCGTTATTTGTGTCAATCCATATTGCGTTTTTAACCCCCCAGACTTGATTTTGTATCGGTCTAAGACGGTTAAATTGATTTATAAATCTGTTCTGTTGTCCTGAATTGACGCCAAAAAAAGAATCCCAAAAATTAATTTCCATTCTGTTTTGATTAGAATTTAAGCAAAGTTACGATAAATTTTTAAACATTGATTGCACAAAAATACTTAATCCAGCCAAACAATCGGGAGCGTCATCATTTTTATTCTTTCCCTCCTTACTAAAACTCAGTACATTTTGGATAAATAACTCGCTTTGATTGTCCCCATTACGCACAAATATCATTGAATTCATAACGTGTGCGCTGCTCATTATTATCCTAGTGATTTTATTTTGCGTGTTATGAACCTGTAATATTCGTGTTTTCGTCTGTGTTTGGAGTTGACGGCTAAACATCGCACCCATACTGTTCGATTCAACTCTACAATAAGTTACCCTCCACTTGTCTAATAATGCGGCCGTTTGAGGGATCGTAATATCGGTGTTATCTCTAGTCATAAGATAGTCCACAATAAACAACTGTTTTTTGATTACAGCGCAAATTGCAACGGATGTATAATCAGTCCCCTGATCCGAAACGTCAACGTAACCTATGCACCCCTCAATAGGGTTTGCCTTGTTTATTTCTGCGAATTCGTCTTTTGATACAAAATTCAACTCATTAAATAGACGCCCTTTCATGTCAACGGGCTGTTGTTGATATTCAGCCTCCCATATTTCAGGAGCTGTTCGTTTCTTTTTTTCAATATACTCATCTGTTGTCAATACATCCTCGCAAAAGGATTGCCCTTGTTCATTCATTGCGCTTACAATGATTGATTTGTCATATATTTTTGAATCCATATTGCGCCCAATAACATCATTAAGGCTCCAGCGAGTACCTATATCAATCCTAGCGCAACCGCTCTCAAAACGTGAATCATGTGTTGATTCCTTCCATTGGTTTATTCGGTCGTTTACGGTGTCGGATAATGCGTCTTCAATACCTCGGTAAAGGTCATCCGTTATTGCAACGTTTGACGCTCCAAATCCAATTATAGTTCCGCCAACTCCAGCGCCAAAATAACCCACTTGTTTACTAGTATTCGTATTCCAGCCTTGAAGATTAGATTTGTTATCTGACAGCGTTACATTGTTGAAAACTTTACGGTATTTGTCCGATTTTACGATTGCCCGAACGTCATAACTGAATTTTAAAAATAGCGTTGCTGTGCAAGTGTTCCTCATTACGCTCTTGTCAGGGTTACGTCCAATGGTCCATGCGCAAAATAATGACGTAATATAAGATTTACCCGCTCTAGGTGGCATTGAAACGGATAAACTTTTGATTGTTTTTTCCTCAATCTCTTGGAATGCGTCCGCTATCTCTTTGAGAAAAGGTCTGTTATTAAAGAAAACAGGATCATAATAACAGCAAAACTGCCATAACTCTCGTCTGGATAATTCCCTTTTGAGCAAGTCTTTTGCGTGTGCTTTCCTCTCATTCATCTTCGTTTAATAAGTCCTTTAATTCATCCATTGTTAAGCTAGATAGGTCTATTTCGGTGTTCGTTTGTTCTATTTGTTGAACGGGTGCGCCATATCCTGAATCCATTAGGGCTTTATATGCGTTGGTGTCGCCATCCCTAGCCTTTTTTATCAGTGCTAAGGTCATCAAGTCCTCTTGGCTCATTGTTTCATTCTCACCAGTCAATGGGTTTTTAAGCGACTGATTTACCTCTAGCCATTTACGGGCTATTGTACTGCGGTTTTTGCTCCCTTTGGGTCTTCCGTTGGGGTTTCCGCTCTCGCCTTTTTCCCAACGTGGCTCAATATCTTTATTTGCCATATTATTGTTGTATTCTCGTTGTTTTCAATTTATATATTTATATCTTCATTGCTGCAAAATATATATGTATTAGGAGGGTAAAAAGGATATGTTTCTAAATGTAACGGGATAGTTCTCGAAGATTTCACTAATTTAAACATTGTTTTTAGTTTTTCTATTACATCAACATAAGTACTAATTTTATTATCCATATCAAAAGAATATTCAAAAACCATTTTTTTTATACCTAAATTATTTGTCAATTCATTTATAATTGGAATTTCGGCTCCTTCGATATTCATTTTAATGCAATTAAATCCGTCCTTAATCAATGTATTGAACCCTATCGCGTTGACTGTTGTAATTTCTACGTTTTTCTTTTTGCTGCTATTCAAATAATTGCCGTAAAGGGTATGTCGTCTAAATGAAGCTGGATTTGTCGATTCATAAAAATTCAATAATTTACCATCTTGGCTTAGTGGGACTATCGCAGCTTTTATAACTTCTATTTTATCAGATACTTTATTTAAATCAGCATTTATTTTAATCATTTCACAATTATCGGATTGTGGCTCGTAGGCTCTTACTAAACATCCTTTTATTGCTGCATAACAAGTAAAGGCTCCTATATTAGCCCCTAAGTCTAACCATTTTTCGCCCTTGTTTAATATGAATGGCAATTTTGGTTTTTGATACGCTTTTTTTACCCATGTTTCATCAACGCTTTTTACATCAGAAGAATTTGCTCTAACTGCAAATTTGCCAGTGGTTTTTGTGTTTTTTGGAATGTATATTGTTTTATTCATCTTTTTTATTTTTCATGTGTTTAATATATCCACTTATTTTATTCGGATCGCTCCTCCATCTTGATTCAATATCGTTTCTAATATTTTTTATTCTTTCTAATTCTTGTTCATAAGGGTAACAATTTTTCATTGTGGCTAAGCTATAAAACACGCATGAACTTCTAAAACCGTCACTATCGATTAATTTTATAGGAGTGACGCCATGAATTATTGACTGTCCGTCAAATAAAATTAAAGCCCCGTCCCCTTGTTCAAATCCAATGTTATATTCTGGACAAATTAAATGACCTCCAATTACATTTTCTTTTATAATCAAAACATTACTAAAAACTTTTTTAAAATTGCCAGCGTCTTTATGATATTTTATTGCGTGATTTACATTAAAATTAATAGTAGTAAATGGAGTTCCATTTATCAAATAACTCTTATCAACATTTTCTCTAACGATATTTAAATTTAGTTCGTGTTGTTCTGGTAATAAATCTTTATAAATACCATCTATAATTTCGCTAAAACTTAAAATATCTTGAGCGTGTTTTCTTTGGTTTTTTGTATCAGCTGTGAGCCTACAATAATTATTTCTGTTTGGAACTCTTGGTAAAGATCCGAAAATAGCGGACTGTGTTGGAGTTCCGTTACTTCTTGCACTTTTAGAGTATTTTACGCCAGTAACTATTTTTTTTAATCTATTTATATCCTTAATTGGAATAGTTTTATAAATTATAATGATTTTACCATCTTCATAAATGATGGTGTCATTTTTAATTATCCTTTCACAATCACTTTTTTTAGGAGTTGTTTTCAATAAATTGCTCAAATCTTGCTCTGATTTTGTAACGTGTAATATGTCCATTATTTTTGATTTAGTATCAATGCAACAACCGCTTCACTATTATTTTTAAATCCTTGCTCGTCTTTCATTATTTTAAGTTTATCTATTACAGATTTAAAATCTTTCTGCTCTACATAAATTTCAAATTTTTTCATATCTCCATTAAGATAGTCCATTGCAAAGCCGTCTGTGTCTTTATACGTATTATTATTCGTTAATATATCTTCAGCCTCCCCTAATCCTTCTAATTCTGTGTTTATTCTCCACACATCTAATCCCCAATCCTCTAATTTTTCGGCGTCCCATTCATTTGCTAATATATCCCAGTCCCACTCGCCAAAACCTACGTTATCTTTTACTATAAATTCGTGTTTTTGCTCTTCTGTGAGGTCGTTTGCTTTGATTATAAACACTTCCTTTAACCCAGCCTCAATACATGCTTTATAACGCATATTTCCGCCTAAAATGATATTATTTTCATCAACTACAATCGGTCTTATTTCCAACATTTGAGGAAAATCTTTTATTGATTGAACTAATTTTTTGAATTTATCATCCTTGATAATTCTAGGATTTGACTTATTCGGTATTACTTCCTTGACGTTTACTTTTTGTGTTATCATTTTTTCGTGTTTTTACAGAATGTTTCAAACGTATTTTTTTGTCTGTTCAATTTTAACCCTGATGTAATTGAAATATAAGCTCCCCATTTTCGTTTGCGTTGCCATTGTGTCAGTTGCTTACTATATTTCATTTTTTCGTGTTTTAATCGTCTAAATCCATGCAATATATCGGCTCATTAACTCCTAAATTTCCACATCCGTATGTTTGATTGAATAAATCTATTGCCTCAAAGTAATCTATTCCCTCTCTTTGGATCAACTTAACAATTTTCTGTACTGAATAAATCGGTAAATTAGTAACCAGGTCATAACCTAGAATGCAATTGTCATATTCTTCGGGCATTTTCCGTTCTGCGCTCCCACTTATTTCGTAATAATCTCTCAAAATAATAGTTTGAATAGTGAATAAATAGCGTAAATTAAGCTGAATGATATAACCCTGACGAATGAAGATGTCATTTCCTTTTGGCCCGTAAACCAGCTCTTGACTTTTGGCTGTTCTAACCAAATCAAAAAGACTAATAAAAATCGGTCAAATACAAATATTGCTGTAAAAAAAGGGATTAAAATAAGCCCTAGAACTTTACGCATTTTCTGTTTATTCGTTTGTTTCATGTTACAAATGTATTAATTTTCTGTTGAATTTCGTAAAAAATAGATGTAATGGAGGTGTCCGATTGTTACGGTCTTAAGTATTCCTATTCCATTGCGCCTAAATGCTATTATTAACCTATGTAAATCAATATCCGTATAAACGCATACAGCTGGGAGCAAATCATAACTAAACTCTATTGAATAACCAATGACTGTTTCGTCTTTTTGAGTTTGAACAACAATTGTTGCGATCCATTCCTCTGTCGGTATTCCATTCCTATATTTTACGCATTGATTCACTCGTTTTTTTTGCGAAAGTTACAATTTATTTTGATCATTTAGATATTTACCTATTTTCTCCAATGTGCTTGTGTGGATTCCTTTTTTTGCATTTCCTGAATGAAGATACATCCAAAGCTGGTTTTGGCTTATTCCTGATTCCTTTGCAAATTTATTCTCCGATATGTTGTTATTTGTAATATAGTCAGTTATCAATTTGCGTGTAATTTGATTGATATTTGATAGTTCTTTTAGTGTCATTATTTTAGTTTTAAAGGGAGTTTTTACACTCCCATTGTTATCAAAAAGGCATATCGTCATCGTCCTCTGCCATCATTCGTATTGCATCCTCTTGGAATGCTGACTCAATATTCCCCATTTGTCTTTGAATCGGAATATTTGTTTGCGTACTCGCCAAACTGTCAGATTCAATCTGCCACCCCTCCAGCGTGTTAAATCCTTTCTCTATTCCATCTGCTCCAGTCCATAAACGACCTTTTAAATTGATTGAAACACTTATCATGTCGCCTTGCTGAACGTTGTTTAACAAATCACATTTTGCGTTGCTAAACTGAACTGTTAGGTATTGCTTATAAGTTCCCTCGATTACTTCTAAAATAACCTCACGTTTTTTGAACTTTTCGCTTTTTATTTCCTCTTGGCTTACCTTGTAAACCGTTCCTTTGATTTTTAAAACTTCACTCATTTTACTTTATTTTAATTAAACATTAATAATTGTGCATTTATCTTAATGCGTGTTTTCCATTCATCCGATTCCTTGCGATATTCCTCGCATAGAACTCTAAATTTTCCCCATTTGGAGCGATTTAAAAGCAATTTAGTCGCTTTAACTTTACCTATTCCATAAATCCCTTTTATGTTGTCGGATACGTCTCCTGTTAACATCATTTCAAATACTAAATTTTCTGCTTGTTCTTTGGATATTTGGATAAATCCTTTGCGCTTTTTTACTTCTTTGCCAAATTCATCTATAATATACTGTCCGCTTTCGTCTTTGAGCTTCATTTGGTAGTAATCAAAATGTAAACCCTCAATTTGCTTTAAATCCTTATCAATTGAACAAATAATATAATCCTCAACTTCGTATAATTGAGAGTTGTAATATATCAAATCATCCGCTTCAAATTCATCACTTGCAAATGAATTCGGCAAATAGTCAATCAAATATTTTCTAAGCTGTGAAACCCATTTATTGCGCTTTCTATTTGCTTTATAATTTGGATCAATCTCTTTGCGAAAATTCTTTTTACAGTCAGTAAA